ATTATCATGCTCTAACTCCTTTTAATAAAACTTTTAATCCTTTAGCAGTACCATCTCCTACTATGTCAATATCAATAGTTATTAAAGCATCATCTGCTAAAGCACTATCTCCTACTACAGCAGGAGTTGCAGCAGTTACACTAGTTAATTCAGTATTATCTATTGTTAATAAAGTTGATAAAACACTAACTCCTGCTTCATTAATATCTACTGTAAATGTACTACCACTTGCTTGAGCAGTAACTAAAGAAGCTCTAACTTCTGTTAAAGTCATAGCAAAAGGCATTCTAAAGCTAACCTTAGATGTACCTGTTGTTAAAGCAGTAGATTCATCACTTGCAGCTAATTGGATTTCACATGGAGAACCTACTAAGTTAACAGCAGCTCCACCTCCTCCACCATTTTGAGAAAATACTTTTCTTATATTTTTTATAGCTGAAATCATTGTTTATTATTTATAGTATTGTATGTGTAATGTGTGGGTCGAAGAAACTGCGATAACTCTAAAGTTTGCCACGTTATCTCCTGTTGGAATATCAAAAAAATCTAAATTAGATAATCCCATTCCATCTGTAGTAGTAGGTAAAGTAGTAGCACCTAACATTAAATATCTCATAATTACGCCACTAGTAGTAGCCGATTCAACTCTAATCTCTGCATATAAAGCACCTGTAGGTACAGTTAAAGCTTGAGCTGTTCCACCTGTTACGGTTAATTTTTGGTATCCAAAAGCCATTAAATTTGGCGAATATCTTATGGCTCTTACTATTTCTGTTGTTGATTGATTTTCCATTATTTAATTTTTTTTTGTGATATAAAAGTAAATAAAAAAAGGTTACTTTTTACAGTAACCTTTTAATTTTAGTTAAGAATTAAATCTTAGTAGTTATACAAAGTATCAGTAGCAACCGCTTCAAATTCAACTTCGTTAATAACAGCAACAGCACTATTTAAGTTAGTGTATTGGAAGAATGGAATTAATACAGTTCCAGCAGGGAATACTAAAGGAGTAGTACCCGCAGAGTAAACTGGGTATTTAACATCATTCATCCAAACTCCAACAGCACCATTAGCAGCAACTTCAATAACAGCAGTGTTAACTGCGCTATTTACTAAGTTGGTAGCAGAAGTAGTAACTACAGTAGCAGCTCCACCTAAAATACCATAAGTTGCAACAGCGGTTCCGGCAGCACCAGTTCCAACAGCAGCTAAGTTATTGTAGTCATTAAAGTCAGCAGTAAATGCTTCTTTAACACGGAAACCAACCATATAAACTGCGTTAGCTACAGTAGTTGCAGAAAACTTGTTTACTAAAGTCATAGCAGTTTTACCTACTACAAATTGTTGAGGGCAAGCAGCAACAACTTCAGGACAGTAATGAGCGCCTTCAGTAGCAGTAGCGTCTTGTTCAACTAATAAACCGTTAGCGCCTTGAGTTGGAGCAACGATAGTTTGAGTACCAATGTTATAATGATTTAATAAACCGTAAGGAGTGATAAATTTATTCTTTAAACTTGTTGTAGTTGCAACAACAGCACCTAAAGGACCTTGAATTAAGAAATTCTTATCAAAGAACTCTAAAGTAGCGTTAGGGTCTTGACCATAAACTACTCCGATTAAACGATGTAATTCTTTTTCAAAAGCTAAGTAACCTGCTAAATTAACAACAGAAGCGCCTGCTCCATTATCAACCCAAACAATACGTTGTTTAACTAATAAACCTGTAGTTCCTGTGATACCTGCAATTTGAGCATTCTCTAAATAAGTAATAGAAAAAGCATTGTATTTTTGACCTGCAACGGCAGCAGCACCTGTGATAGTCTTAGGAGCATCAACAGTACCAGAAATAACATTTCCTGTCATGAAGTCCATGATTGGAGCGTTGTTAGCTAAATCTAAACCTACACCTACTGAATAAACAGCAGCAGTTGTTACTACGAAATCAGTTGGAACAAAACCTGTAGCATCTGCATTAGCAGCTAATACGATTCTTGAAGCACCTTGACGAGTATTCATACCTTGGTGAGGGTAAGGGAAATAACCAGCAGCATCAGTAATTGTGAAACCTGCACCTCCTGTTAAAGAAGCAGCAGTTACATAATTGTAAGTTGAAGCAGCATTGATTTTAGCAACTAAAGCAGCAGTGATAGCTTCACGCTGTAAAGCAGCAGTTGCACCTAAAGTTGTGATTACAGGAGGAGTTGTGTAAGAATACTTCTTAAACGGCTCTGTGTAACCTTGACTTCTACGGTTAGAATCTCCGATTAATACTGTGTAAGCTGTAGAAGCTGTTGGAGTATAAAGAGACCCACCTACCGTGATTACTTGAACAACTTCCGCACGGTAGTTAATTTGCGAAAAGTTGATGATTCTGTTTGTAGGGATATCGGATAATCCTAAGATTGTCGCGTTACCACCACTGTACTGTACATCAGACGCTGCTGACGTATTAAACAGTACTGACCTGTTTACATTCTGTGACATGGTTTTTTATTTTTTAATTGGTTTATAATGTTCAAATTTAAGTATTATTTTAATACAAATTAATTTTTAGATTCTTTTTCCGCAAACGCACTTGATTGAAAATCTTCAACTACGCCTGCTAATATAGCTGCCGCTCTTTTGGCAATATCGGGATGAGTTTTAGCGGGTAACTCAATAGTTGTTAATAAGCTTGTTAGTATTACTTGACCACTTGTTAAGTCTGTTAATACACCATTCGTAGAGAATACTGTTCCTGATGGATAAACAATTCCATTATATACAGAATCTTCAAAAGCAGTATAAGAAGTATTAATGGTTAATACACCTACCCCCGCATCTATTATATTAAGTTCGTTACCCATATTAAATTCAACAGGTTGTTTAACATAATCTAAAACAGAAGAACTTACAGTTCCTGTAACCCCTCTATATACTTTTAATCCTGTAGAATCTTCTAAGAAGTAAATCTTAGTGTTAACAGGCTTTCTAAAACTACATTCTAATAAAGGTCCTCTTTCGTTATAATAAGTTTGTCTACCGTAAGTGGTAATTCCATCTATCGTTAAACTTAATGCCGCAAATGCTCTGTAATCAGTAGGGAAGTTTATGTGGTTAACTAATACATCAGTATTGTATAATCCGACAACGGTAGGAACGAATGTATTGCTTTTCATTAACGTATAAAGCTCATCTCTATACACTTGAAATCTATCTATGCCACTTAATTTATTTTGATTAGCAGTATCTGTAATATCATCAATGTGCATTTTCATAGCATCGTTTACAGCTTTGTTAATTTCTTGAAAATAATACCTAGCCCCTTTACTTCTATCTATGTAAAGTTGTACTGAATTATATACTTCTATCGCGTTCATTGTTAAATAATTTTGATATAAAGATAAATTAAAAAAGCCTTACAATTTCTCATAAGGCTCTTTTTTTTATATAGTATAAACTATTTACCCTCAGCTTCGGCTATCTTAGCTTGTAGGGTCTCTTTTTTAACTGATGGCAAATGCGCACCAGGTATCTTTAGAGCTTTTGCTCTCTCTCTTAATTCCACCATTTCAGATTCATCATCTTTAGATTTTTCAGGTAAATTAAAAGGAGAAACAAATTCTACTTCTTTTTCTATTTTATTCTCTTTTAATAAAGCTTCCGCCTCCATTAATCTTTTTCTTAATTCAGTAACTTCATCATAAACGTTTGATTCGTTTTGTTCTTCATGGCGAAGCTTCATAGCTTCTCTTGAATCGTTTTCTAAAGAAGTACATCTAGTATCAATGGAAGTGGCTAAGTTGTTATTATCTACTAAATACTTAATAGCCATTTCTTTTGTATGACCCATTTGTAATCCGTTATACTTATAAGTTCCTTCTGCAAGGTTGTAATCTAATACGCCTAAAGCTAATCCTTTATTAAAGATAGAGATGTATTGTCTTTGTGGATTCTCATACATTTCGATAAATGCTTTTGGATTCTCTTCCATCTTGCGATAAACTTCATCCGTAAGCATAGATATGTTTCTATTAGCATCTACATTTACTCCTAAGTTAATAGCCATCTCTTGTAAAGAAGAACCTTGTAATTTAGAAATAATAACTTCTGCTCTTTGGCGAATAGTTCTCTTGCTAATATTCTCAGCAGCTTTCTTTTCCTTGTCTATTACTTTGTAATAAGGTTTACCATAAAGATTAGGACTTCCTTCCATACAAGTACTATTTTTTAAAATAGCCCATGCAATAGCTTGGTCAGGAACAGATAAATCGAATATGTTTCTATCTTCTAATGTAAAAGATTTACACATCAATTCCTTTGTGTCTGGATTAATACTAATTGGTAATCCCCAATACAGACCTGTGTTTCTGTCTTTAGTTTTACGGATAATTTTTTGATTTAGATGCTTGTTAGTTACCTTTAAAGCTTCTACTTCAATAATGCCTTCCATTTGGCAATACTTAGGGTTTTCAAGATTTACAAATTTATGAGCGAAACCGTTTCCGTCCAAAATCTCTTTGTAATCTACATCTTTTTTTAAGCCTCTCGCCGTAGACTGTCTCAAGTCAAGATTAAATACATTCATTTTGTTTATTTTTTTAATTGTTTAGGCAAATGTAATAAAATATTTTGATATAAAAATATGACAAACTTGTAATAAAAAAACCCCTGTATTTCTACAAGGGTTCTTAATTGTATATCTATTCTTAGATTAGAATGATTTACGGATGATACACCATCTACGAGTATTGTAGATAACAATCATATCTTCACGTAACATAGACATTTTCCAAGCATCTTCTTCAGAGATAGCTTCTCCAGCCATACCTGTTAAACCGTTGATAGTAGCAACTACGTTAGAACGATTAACACCGTAAGCACCTTTAGCGATGATTTCGATATTTGAATCGTTAATAGCTCCTAAATCTCCACCGATATAAGTAGATGACATGATAGATTTTCCATCAGAACCTTTAGCAGGGAAACGTAAATCATCATCAAATAAAGGATGTTGTACGAAACAAACTGAACTTCCTGCGAAGTGCATTTTCATAATTTCGTAACCTACTTCGATAGAAGCTCCACCTTTAACATCTTGACGTAAAGTAGCATTTTGAGTAGCGATAAAACGAGCCATCTTGCGTTGAGCGTTATAATAACCATCTAATCCAGTCATAAATACTAAGTTTACACCTACAGTATCATTACTAGATTTAGTTAAGATATTCATTGCATCAATAAAGTCATCTTCAGTAGCTTCACCATTAGTACCAGAACCGAAAATTTCGTTACCACCACCAATTTGCTCTTCGATACCATCACCGATAGTAATAGGTAATCCTGTTTCTTCATCAATTAAGTTAGAAACTGTTGCGCGAGAACCATCAGCATTCTTCATAGAAGATACACCAAAGATTTTAGCAAATTCATTCTCTACAGCCCATTGAGCTTCAGCTTGACGAACTTTTTCAAATTTCCATCCTTTTACAGGCCCGTTAGAACTCATGTATTCATACCATAAGATGTCTGTAGCAGCACCACCAGAGATAGATACAGTCTTACGTTGAGTAGTCATATCTACAATGAAAGTATCAGGGAATTGGTCACGACCATATCCTTTTAAAGATTTTTCAGAGTAAGCAGTAGTAGAAGGGAAACAAGTATAAGTACCACCTGTTTGAGAAGCAACTACAGTAGCAAAAGAGAATACTGATTTTTGTTGATTTTGGAAAGATACTAACCATCCAGCAGCTACACGAGTAGGAGTAGACATAACTACAGCTTGGTAACGACCTGCGTTAGCAAACAATACGATTTGTCCTTTGTAGATATAACATCCACGACCACCTTCGTCGGCGATAACTAATTGGAAAGACCCATCAGAACCACTAGAACCTACTTGAGATAGGATAGTAGCAGCTTTTTGAATACGACCCATAATGTTGAAACGGTAAGAAGAATCACCAATTAATTGGCTGTCTTTTACTTTTCCAAATTTAGTTTCAGCTTTAACGTCGATACCATAAGGTCCTACAGCTCCTGAAGTTAATAATGTTGTTAATTGACGTCTGTCAACTCGCTCTAATACTTTGCGTATTTCGGGCATTTTTTGCATGTTTCTTACTAAGTCGAACTCGGTTGTACAGTCTGCTGACCATGAACCTTTCACGATTTGAGTTTGTCCTGGATTTAATGACATAATTTATTTTTTTTAGGTTAATTATTATTATTTTTTTTAACCATTAAGATATGTGTCTCCTTTCAGTCTTTCAAAATTACCTTCTGTGTTTGTTGTTATTGATTTTCCTGCTCCTCCACTTGTTAATGGCGGCGTGTTATGCAGTTTTTTAGTTATTTCAAGTCTCCCTTTAGCATAGCTTTTAGCTTCTAAGTTTTTCTGAGCCTTTTGACCTAACTCTATATACGCAATAAACTCTGCTTTTTTAATTGGGTCATTGAACATTTGGTCGTACTTTCCATTGTTCATTCTTTCCGTTAATCCTTGCTTAACCTCGTTCGTTAAAGGAGAACCCATGAACTCTGACATATTATCCAAAGCTCTTGATACAGATTCTAAATTTTGAACGCGCTCTTGCATGGCGTATTTTTCAGCGTTTACTTTATAATTATTTACTATATCTTCTCTACGATATTGCTCTTCTCTTTGGATGTTATCCAACTCAACAATTATCTTCTTGTGCTCATGCTCTAATCTTCCATCTACCGCAGTCAAGATTTCCATTTCTGTATCTATCATATCGGGAGTCCAATCAGTATGAGTTAACTCTAAGTTCTTTCTTACTAAGTCTAATGCCGGCATAGCCTTAAATTCATTTATCTTAGTGAAAGGAGCTACAATCTCGTCAAATGTTAATCCTGCTTCTGCTAATTGAAAAACCATCTTTACATTAGGGTCCTCAAACTTAGATAACAACTTATCTGTAGTTAGATGTTCAATCTCTCTTAGCTTTTCTTCATAAGGAGCTGTTATAGCTTCCTTGTAAGCATCTAAAGAATCTTCTTTTAACTCTAATCCATCTAACTTAGCAATATAAGCCCAACTACCTTCTTCAGGCTCATTAGAATTATTATCTTCTAAAGATAAAGGTTCTAAGTCTAAAGTTTCTGTTTCTGCCGCAACCTCTTCTTTAACTTCAGTAGGCTTTGCAACTTCTTCCGTTTTAGCTTCAGGTTCTAATCCTAAATCTTTAACTTCATCTTTTGAATCATCTTCTTTTGTTATTTCTGTAGGTTTACTTTCTTCTGTTCCTTCGTTGTAGTTTGAATTTAAAAACGTATCATCCGATAGTAACTCGAAGTTTGTACGAACTGGCGCAGACGATTCCTCTCGAACCGTATCATTTTGCACCGATGTTGTTTCTTCTGTCATGGTTTATAATTTTAATTACACAAATATAGAATTATTATTCTAACATTTGATTTTGATTATTAAGATTTTCTGTTTGAGCCTGAAAATTCATTTTAGTAACATCATTTCCTGCCTTTGCTGCATTTACTTTAATGTCAACTTCTCCTTGTGCAATAATCTCCTCTATTCTAGCAGCTTGCCTATCTTCTCTATCTGCATTAGATATTTCTAATTGCTGTTGTAGTTGAGCTTGTTGCATTTGAATTTGCTGCTCTTGCATTTGCATTTGAGACTGTTGTTGCATTTGCTGAGATTGAGATTGCATTTCTTTAACCTTATTCCAACCTTCTTTTAATATTTGTTTTTGTTCAATAGCAGTTTCAGACCAAGCAAATGATAAAGCATCTTCTGGACGTATCTCTTTTGCATTTAAAGAGTTAGCCATTAAGCTTTCCATATAACGCTTAACCTCTGCATACTTACCTGAATCTTGTAAATGTACGCCGTAATCCTTAAATCCTAATTCTTGGGTTACTCGCATAAACTTCCACTTATCAATACCTAATATTTGCTCTCCCTCTTCTACTTTATAGAATGCCCAAGTAACCTTAGTTGATTCTATAATTCTCATTAAAGTCTTATCAATAAAAGAGTAAATTCCGTAGAAGAATGGCTCTGTAATAGTTCTTGATGCCTGTATAGCAGAGTTGGTATTGGTAGCCGTAGCAGATGCAGCGATTTGACCTTCTCTATTCTCAGATATACCGGTCATTCTATCCATCATTTGTAAGATATGGTCTTTGAATTGAATTAATGAACCAAACGATTGACTTAATCCTAAATCTTCTACTTGTAATATGTTATTTAAAGATACATCTCTACCATGAAAGTTACCACTTGCAGATGTATCATAAGTTACAAACCCATCATTTACCATATCATACTGTAATGCTTTAACAGATGATTTTGCAGGTAAGCCGGCTAAGTTAAATCCTAATATTTTACCTTTGAACTTATTAATATCTTTTAATATCTGATACATAACAATATCAAATATGTTACTCCAATTTTCCATTTGTTGAAACATAGAAATTCTACGTCCATCTACAGTGTTGAATAAATATCCAACGTAAGAGCTACTTAATATGTAGGCAGGGTTATCTACCTTTCTCATTTGGAATTGAACTCGTCTGCAATTAACATCTAATTCTTTTAATCCGCCGATGCGAGTAGCTTCCCATAAATCTTCTCTATACTTAGCAATAACTTCTACATCATTTTTTTTATCCCAATGCTCTTTATTCATTTCATACTTATCCGTATCTAAAGCGATATAAATATATTCTTCTGTTGGGTCTAATGCTAATTGAGTTGCAGTCTTTTTAATTTTTTGATAGTATTCAGGTATTACAGAAATCCATTCAATATGAATAACCTCCGCTATTAAGCCTGTTCCACTTGGACCATCTTTAATACTATCCGAGTAATATGTTGTTGGGTTTTTACCAATAGATTCGATAGTTTCAATTTGCTTTCTATCTAATTGGTAGCGTCTTAATATTTCGTGTAAAGGCAACCATTGACGGCATCCCTTGATAGGACTTTTCTCTAAATGTGGGTCTCCTTTAATTTCTTCGTAGATAGCATCTCTAGGGTCAATATTTATATAATCTGTATCTCCTTTTTCGTTACGTTCTATTTTACCAAACATAACAGAAGTAATAGCGCAATCCAATAAGTTATCCGCAAACTTTTGTTTTAAATTCAATGCAGGTATTTGCTCATTAAGGATAGATTGCATAATTAACTCTTCCTTATCCTTTGTAGACATGTTCTCCCAAATAGGGTCATTCTCATCTTCAGGAATTGGAGCGCCTTCCATTATATCTACGCCTGCTTTTTCTTTTAATTCTAGTATTTCTTTCTTAGCAATCATTGCCCCCGTCATAAATTCAAATTGAGACATCTTTTGGAATTTAGCATCTCTATTATTTGTAAAAACAGTTGCACTTAAAGGTCTTACTAAAAACTCTCCAACCATTAGTTGAATTTTTGTAGTACAAGCTCTGTAAGATATAAATTGAGCACGATTTTCTTTACCGTGTGTATTGATTAAATATTTATAACTTCCTGCTCTCTTAACCCCATTAAATTGCTTGTAATGGTTATCCATTTCTTGCTTAGCTAAGTTACTGTTTCTCAGTATCCTTTGACCGTAATCTAAGTGTAACTGACACCAAGCTTTATCTTTCTTATATTGTGGGACTGTTTGCGATGGGAATTGCATATCTAATTATATTTTTATCAAAAATAGTAAATAATTGTGTATTATCTACCAAAACCTTTCCAATCTTGTTCAAGACTTACTCTTTTTTCTTTTTCTTCTTCATCTTCAAATGAATTTAACATAAAAGGGTCATCTTTTAAACTATAATTCAAATCCCTTGGAGCAGTTCCTGTACTTAAATCTTGCATTAAAGCTATACCATAAGCATCCGCTAAGTCATTATCACTTCCTACCGTAACTTCATCAAAATTACCTAACTGATTAATAAGTTCTGGAAACCAAATATTTTGGACATAATCATAAATAGCTGTTTGCATTAATCCTACCATTAGTGGTCTACTATAAGTATTTAAGGATACCCAATACTCGTGGGATTGCTCCGAGTTAGTGCTTTCAAACTTAGTAGGACGTACCGCTAAATACTTTTGGCAACCATGGTCTTTATACCAATTTATAATACCTGAGCTACTAGCCTTATCTCCTAATGTGCTTCCAACTAGATTATAATAAACAGATAGTTTACAACACATATCAAAAAAGTATTCTTTTCTTTTAGGTCTAGTACAGATAACTGCAACAGGTCCTAATTGAAAATCAGGATGTATAGTATTTCTTCTCATCAATACACACATAGCTCCTAAAGATTTAGATACACCTTTATCTTGGTCATAAGCATCTATTCCACCAACATATAAGTTTTGAAACTTTGCATTTGGGTGATAAGCATCCATTATTAATACACAATCTCTTTCATCATCTGTATTTTTTGCAGGAACAGCTCTTACTCTAGGATTGTCTCCGCGCTCTCCTTTATCATTTAAAATCCACTCTAATCTATACTTAGAATATTTGTTTTGAGTAGCGTTTATGGCATCTTGCTGATTATTTATCTTCTCAATATCAAAGTTGTTACTGAACATCTTTTTAAATATCTCAGTTTCATCTAATGGAAAGTTTTGCAGCTCTTCTAAGTAATCTTTTAATGGTCCCTTCTTCTTAATAGCTCTATCTCTTAATATTGATTCTCTAGCAGTAGTCTCATCCTCTACCCCTATTAATTGGTATTGTTTTTTATCTCCGTTTAATAAAGATGGAATCTCTCCTACATCTTGGTCGTTATCTGTTGCTCCACCATAGTGAGGAAAGTAAAATCTAGTAGCAGGTATTAGGAATTTAATAAAATTGTATGAATCTGGCTCATTCCACATCTCCATAAAGTCTTTTGAACCTTTATTAATGTTTCCACCTGTACCATAAAAGAACATAGTTCCTATTTGCTTATTACCTTTAGTTAAACAAGCTCTTGTAGCCGAGTAAAACTCTTTTAATTTCTCAAACTCTCCACACTCCTCTGCAATTACATCGTTTAAATACAATCCCTTAAACATATTAGGGTTAGTGTGCATAGTTCTTACTAATATTTTACTATTAGTTCCTTTGTCTATGTATTGACCTTTATCTTTTATCTTATATCCTGCAATAACCTCATCATCATTATTCAATAATGTACCCATCCTAAACTCAGGAACTATTAATGAATCTGCCAAACTCCACTTCTTCATAAAATCCTCAGCGTAATCTTTTAATCCTGCTGCAACACCTGCTTGATAAGCAAAATTGAACCTATAACCATAATCTACAACTGCTTTTTGAGTAAACTCGGATATACCCTTACGTCTACCTTTAGCAGCCATAATATTCTTACCGTTAGCTTTAGCGTAATCTATTAAGTAAGCTAATTCTAAATGTAAGTCGCACATATCGGGAGTTACAACTCCTCCTACAGTAGAGAATGTGCTAAAGTTTAAAAAGTAATAGTATCTGCCGGGGATATGAATACCTCCTGTTTGAATACCATTGTGAATATAGTATAATTGTTCTTCCCAATACTTTAAGTAATCAGGAGTTCCTACAACTTTAGGATTTAGTAAACTGTCTGCGTATCCAGGTATTCCATATTTAACTACAGGGTTTGGACAAAAGTTTTTCCCCTTATAATAGGGAGTTTTTAGAATAGGTATATCTTTTATGTCCATTATTTCTTAAATCTAATTGAGTTATAGTGCTTCATATTAGTTTGCCAAGATTCCATAAGGCTTAACTCTCTATCTCCTTTAAGTTCAGCTTCTAATATATTCTTTTCTATAATCTCTGTTTCTAAATCTCTAATATCTTTACGAAAACCGGATATAATATCTCTTAAATTCTTTAATCTAGTAGAACTATCCTCCATTAATATTTCTTGCTGAGATTGTTCTATCTTTTGTTGGTAAATAGAAATTAATTCCTCATTTCTATTATACTGTAAAGATTTGTAAGCATTTATAGCTGCTTGTATTCTCTTTTCCCTTTTATCTTCTTCTAATAGTTTTGGATTGTTATCTCCGAATACATGCCATATAGCTTTAGATAGCCTTTGTCTTTCAGGGTATTGTTTGTAAATGGAATTGTAATCAAAGGCTAGTATTATAAAAAGAACTTCCTTCTCGTTTAATAATCCTAGTTCTGGACATAACCTAACCGCTTCAGGGTGAAGAATAGTATTATTCTTTTGGTCTAAGTGAAATAAATAACTCATAATATGTTTCTATAAAAAAATAGCGGACAACATCTCGTTTCCGCTACTAATTTATGTAATTTTTAGTTAATATTAAAATTCTTCTATATCTAAGTTAGAATATACCGCATTTGGAGTCATATCACTTACTATTTTATCCTTAAAGTAATCTAATAGTAACTTAACATCATTCTTCATATACATAGCAGGCACAGCTTCGTTTTTATAGCTATTAAGTGTACCATCTTCGTTCCAAAAAGGAGTAATTAAGTCAATAAATAACTTCTCGCACTTTCTTCCGGTTAATTCCTCAAATAAATGAGCATAATAACTTAATTGAAAGCAAATCTTCGTGTATTTGTTATTAGGGAGGTGGCTAAATGGAGCATTTAAGAATGATTGTCCACTAATTTTAAACAAACTATCATATCCTTTAGCAAAACATTTAAAATCAGATAAATGAAACTTACTATCTTTTCTATTAGACACTAAGCTTAGCTTATCCCAACTACCCGCAAGCCTTCTTTCTAAATCATAAGGTATTCCTTGCTCGTAAGTTCTGTTATAGCCTTTATACTTCTCAAGCACACTAACTACTAACTCTTTTATGTCAGCATCTTCAGGTAAAAAAGTAGCAGTTTGAGCGTACAACTCCAATGCCTTATCTATTCTAGTTCCGTTTTCCGTAGATTTATTCCACCCAGCTTGTATTTCTTCTTGAGATACTCCACTATTCCTAGCCATTATCCTAGAAATACCATCAGAATCAAACTTAGGGACTAAATAACCATAAAGTCTACTAAAACCCATATATTCTAATCCTTCGTTATCAAAGTATTTGTGAGCAATAGGGTCTAAGTAAACTTTATTTGGAAATAATGTATGAATAGTCATTAAACTCTTAATTTAATTGGTTCTGCAATCTCTTCCAGCATCAATATTTCTTCAGTAACATCAATAGAGCTAATATCCATATCTTCATTAGTTATAACGATACATCCTAGCTTCTCTAATACAGAAGTCATATAATCTCTCTTATCTTCATTAGACATCTCTTTAAATGCCTCCATATCTATGTTAGAATCTTTACCTTGTTGGATATAACGAACTGTAATCTCCTCATTAGTAATCTTCTTTAATCCTTTTGTATAAGCATGAACCTCAACAAGAATCTCTCCTAATAATTGGTTAACAATATCAAAGAACTCATATCCATCTGAACTATCCACTTTAGGAGTAGAGAATTTAATGAACTTAGTATCGAATACGCGACTCTCTACCTTTAATACAAAGTAATCATCATTCAACTCAAAAGATAATACGTTACAACTAGCTATTAAACTAGCCTTCTCACTTTTAGGTGTCGAATCTGTGATTAATCCCGCAATATTCATAGCATGAAATCTTAAGTCCTTAATCTTATCTTCTAAATCAAGGTGTATAGGATGACGAACAGTATCCTTAAACCCATTAATAGCAATACGATTCTCTTTTACTGTCTCTACAGTACCTTCGATAATTAAACCTTTCAATCCTTCTGAGGATAAGGTTACTTTTCTAATTTGTTTTTCTTTCATTTTATTTTATTTTTGGTTTTATTTATTATGACTTCATTAATCCTGTCAAACAACTCTTGCAAGTCTTTAGTAGAGTCTATTGACCACTTCTTAGTTTTTAAAATAAAAAAGCAATCTTCGTCTCTATCTATACCTAAAGATGATTCACACTCAATAGTTAAAAACTCAGCCTCATCTCCGCGCACCAAGCAATTACCGTCTTGAGAAAACTCAAATGATGCAGATTCTAATTTAGGTTTTTCTTCCATATTACTTCTGATTTTTAAAATACTTACTATCTACTAAATACTTATGCAACTCCCTTAAATTTCGGCATATCTCCTTATCTAAATCATGGGCTTTAATATCCTTCCTAGGCTTACCACTAATACCACCTTTATCATATAAGAACCAGCCCAACCATTCATTACCCTCCGCCGTTAATACCTCATTCCATAACATCTCTACTAAAGTGTTGTGTTCATCAAATGAATCTATAAGGTCTATCTTAAACTCACTATACAATTTACCTACCTTGCTACTATGGTTAACCATTAACCCAATAACCTTCTCAAAATCTCTATACTCCATATTTCTCTATTATTACTTTATCATTACAATCATACAATTTCTTATCTATCTCGCTATTAAACACTATTACATGAACAGCAACCTTTTGGTCCCATCTCCTATAAGTCAATGGCTTATCCTCAAATAAGTAATTATCCCTATCCCATTCCTGACCAAAGATACTAACACTTATTGAATAAGGCAAACGATTTCCGTTATCATCATAAGCCAACTCACACATAGCGTCTAATTCGGCGGTAATCAAAGGGTCTGTATCCGTATCAGAATACAAATCACCACCCTCCATCATAAATACACTAGTAAATACCCTATAATTATCTTCCTTTACCATATTACAAGTTTGTCATATTTTTATCATTATAAAATTCCATTACCATCTTGTCAATCTTACATCCCCTCAATAAATACTCTATATATCCCTCTTTACCTATCAAAGCTATATGACCACACAAATCAATCTCATATAGACAATCTATCAATGCCTTATCTAATAACTCTCTACCTTCTTTTTCTGTCATTTCCATATCCGTTTTTTATACCTTATACGCACAAAGTTACAGTAAGGTTACAATAATATCGAACTTTTATGTAAATATATTATATAACTATACGTTGAATAAAAATTATATTAAAAAAAAATTATAAAAAATATTTTTGGATGGGGTAGTGTTAAACTTTTATGTAAAGAAAAAAAAATTATAAAAAATAAATATGAGTGGGGTTATATAACTTAAATTTTAAATTTCAATTTAAAATGCCTGTACCGGGGGGGTCATCGAAAACCATTCGCTAAATGCTTTTTACGTTTGTGTTTTTTGTTTTTTGTTTTGTTGTTTTGGTTCTGGCTAATTGCTTAATTTATTAGCGTGTAGTAATTCAGTATATAAAATTTATGTATGTGTTTTTATGTGTGTAAAAAATTATTGTGAGCGACTACCTTATATGTTCATAGGCTTATATAGATTGATTCTAATTAACTATATGTATCATCCGCGCCTATATGTTAGCCCCTTATTTAGACTCATTCTAATTAACGTATTTGCCGGCTTATTTAAACTTATTCTATATAACGTTATTGGTATAGTTTGGCACGATGTTATTTTATTTAGATTCATTCTAAATTACAAGTTTGTCACATTTTGGCACGATATTATTTTATTACAGTTTTGTAAATATGCTTATTTTCAGAAATAGAAAAAGACAATAAAATAAACGTAAAAACGCGTATATGTTTACCGTTCATGTAGTCAATTTACCGTTAACAAATTATTCTAACCGCTCAACCCAATATTACAATATAAGCGCATAAATAACTTACCTTTATATCAAGATAACAAACAATAACAAACCCTTAAAAATTAGAAACCATGAAAATCCAAACAGTTAACCAGGATATAAAAAAGTTAGAACAAGCGCTAAAACTAATCGAACAAACAGAAAACTATTTACATTTTAATAAAACAGTTTTAATCCTCGACGTTTGCGAACAAATAAACGTATTAAGAGAAAAGAGAGACGGGCAAACAAATTTATTCAATAATGTAGCTTAAAAGGGTGAAACTACCATCTCATTGAGTGGTTTTGATATAAACCCCCTATAAAGTGCCATTAATTCACTACCTCATTGAGTAAACGAATAACCAAACCAAACAAACAACCAACACACACAACACACACAAAACAAGTTAACAGGTTAGTAGTTAAGTAGTTACAGAGTAAAAAATATACAACCTAAACAACAACCTAAAATAATACACTTGCTAAACAGGTATAAAGTAGATTAATACAATAGTATAAACGTATATAACATATAATAACATGATAACAATACTTCAGACCATCCGCCGACGCCTAAAATACTTTTTTAGCTCACAACGAAAGAAACAAGATAAAATTGATAAACTATTTAAAAACAGAAAAAGACAATAAAATAAACGTAAATAAATGTAACTTTTTTAAATTAACAACGTATAACATATATAAACCCCTAAAAACCCCAAAAACATGAAAAAAGCAATCTTAATCCTATCAACTAGTATTTTATTAGTTAATTGTACAGCAACACACAAATTTAACGTAGACGCGTGCCCCAAATGGACTAACAACATTAAAAACCCAGTAAACGAGGAATTTATAAACGAAGTAGCTTTTAATCTTAATAAAGCCCCTCAGCAAGTAACACAACAAGAATTTAACGCTAGATATATAAACAACTAATAAAACCCCTAAATAATTATAAACCCCTTAAAACTTAAAGACATGGAAAATTTAACTATTGCACAAGCTAGAGAGATACTAATTTTTATTAGCGATAACGACACTACAAAGGAAATATTAAAAGATAACGCGGACAGCTTCGCCGCCTTCGTAAAGATTAGAGAAAGTATAAGCAGAAACCTTTGTACTTTTGAACACATCGCAGACAGTAGAACTATAGAAGATAAAAACTATTTTTATTTTGAAGAAGAATATAGTGAAAGTTTAGAAGGAAACATTTGCTATAATGATGATATGTATTTTTGTGAATATTACGAGGAATTTACAGAAGAAGAAACAAGCCTATGCTATATAGGACGAAGAGAGCACCGCTACAGTGATAAAGCTATACAAAAACTAGGTTTAAACGAGTATAACGGCGATTTTTACGACGGGGACGCCATGGACAATAACGATTTATACTATTGTGAGGATGATAACGAAATTCACCACATGGATGATTTATACTATTGGGAAAGTGATGGGTGCCATCATTTAAACCCTGAAGAAGAAGATACAAGCGAAGATTATGTAAACGGCTACCACGACGGCAGTTATAAGAAAAAAACTTTTACAGACAGCCCGAAATTTTTTATTGGTTTTGAAATTGAGAAAGAGGACCAGGAAGTAAAAGAAAGTTTATATATAAGCGATTTTAAAGACAGCGCGCCGTTATGGAGAAAAGAAAGAGATGGCAGCCTTGACGATGAAAGCGGATTCGAACTAATTAGCCCAACATACGAACTAAAAGTAGGTAAGATTAAAAAAGACATAAAAGATAACAGCATGCTATTAGCTCATATAAACGCTAAACACTCAAAATCTTGCGGAGGTCATATAAACATAAGCGAAGTAGGAAAGACAGGCGCGGAGTTATTTAATAACCTTAAAGGATACACGCCGCTTTTTCATGCATTATATTACGGACGTATTGATAAAAACTACAGTAAAGGTAAGAGCAACGAAAAACTTTTAAGCGATAACGAAAAATACCAAAGTATTAAAATACATGACAATCGCGTGGAATATAGAATAATTAGCGCCGTGCCTGACTTTGATACTTTAATATGGCGCGCTCAATTAATGGATTTTATACTAAACAATCAAACAGAATGTATAAAAGAGGCGTTTTTTAAATTAAACACTACTTTACTTCCATTGATTAAAAAAGTATACAACACACCCGAAAAGCTAAACGCTTTAATTGATAGGGTGATTAAATACACTTTACAATTCGAGAATGTAACGCTAACAAAAGAAGTAAGCGCAGCAGCGTAAAACAAATAAACTAATTAATAACCCCTAAATACTAAATATCATGTGCATAGCAATTTTAAACACCAAAGGACAAATAAAAGACAAACATATCAAAAATTCATGGGATAATAACGACCAGGGCGCCGGCATGCTCTGGAACGAAAGCGGACAAATGCAAACATTTAAAACATACGACTATAAAGAGTTTTTAAGCAAGTACAAAGAACTAAGAAAGAACCCAATAATTAACAAAATTGTGCTACATTTTAGAATTGCAACAAGCGGACACGACAAATATGTAAATTTACACCCCTTTAAAGTTAACGACAATTTAGGCTTCGTACATAACGGTATAATTAGCGGACTAGGAGACCAAAAGCACAGCGATACTTTTTATTTTAACGAGATGCTGAAGAAGTTACCCGATAATTTTTTAAGTAACGACACAACACGTGAGTTAATTAGCAATTATATAGGATATTCAAAACTAATATTTTTGCACTCAGACGACAGCGACACGATAATAAACGAACATCTAGGGCATTGGAGCGGCTTAAATTGGTACAGTAACGACAGTTATAAGCAAAGTAATAGTTTTGTATATTTCGGTAATGAGAAGGTAAGTAAAGGAACAAAAACAGTTAAAACCACGTACAACAGTTTAAAGGACGATTATTTTTTTTATGAGAATGTAACAAGCGAGAATTTAAAAAAAATAGCTACTTTAATAGGGACGGACATAGATAGTTATTATTTTATGGAGGATTTAAACACACTTTCGTACGAGTTTGACACATACGACCTAAACAAAATCATTAAGCAGTTACAAGAGTATAATAGTGAATATAACAACGACTCTTTAATAAACTATTAACATTTTAGCACATTGGAACAATAACGCAAAATAATTAAATTATAAAAACCCCTAAATTTAGAAACCATGAAAAATAAAAACATTTGTAAATCATTAAACAATATGATGCAAGACGAAACAGAAACAAAAAGACAGGCAGTGACTGTTATATTAGATTATTTTGATATATGCAAGATAGACTATAATAAATTTGATACAGCCGCGCACCTTTGGGAATTTAGTTTATATAAACTTAACTTGATACTTAACAGGATAATCACAAGAACAGAAAGAGACTTCAAAATAATATTTAAAACTCAATAGACATGAAAAGATATAAGATAAAATTAAAACACGCTTCAGGTATTGAAATAATAACAGTAAGCGCCGAGACGGAACACGCGGCAAAAGAAAAGTTAAAGTTAATACCAACGGCGGAAGTAATAGCAATAAGAGAAGTAAAAGAGATAATTTAACATTTTAAAACCTAGGAACTATGACGAATTTAATAACAAGCACAAAAACAAAAGTAAAAACATTTTTACCAATCTTTAAAGGTTTTTATGGCTCAATATGGGAGGATTATTTAACCTCAGACGGCGAGGCGGAACATTATAAACTAGATGATAATTTTGATTTTTACCAATATGTAGACTATAATAAATATTTTAATCATCTCAGTAAACAATTTTGTAACATAGTAGAAAACGAGTTAAAAGAGTTCGTTTATAGTATTGAATTTGAAGAACTAGTAAGCCCAAAATATTATAACTTTTCAAACGATAGTATTAATTGTACCATTAAGCCAAACATATTAGAGATAAGAAACTACATTTTTAGCAACTCGGAACGATTCCGCGAATATTTAAAAGACAATTATACAAGTTGTGACGGTTTCAGTTCTTTTCACTCTAATAATTTTGACGAGTGGGTAATATTAACAGATAACTTCAGAGACTTAAACCATGATAAGCACCATTTAGGAGCAATTTTAAACTTCATAGCGCAGAATGAAGGCATAACAGAAGAATGTTTGTATTATGGAGTAATAGACACCCACATAAGCGAATTTTATACAGAGGAATTTTATAAATTAGTAAATTAATAACCCTAAAACCTTAAAGACATGAAACCATTAACTAAATCCGACCTTGCAAACATAGAAGCATATAAACAGTTATTAACCATGCTTAATAACGATATTGAGAACGCTAAAAATAGCATGAACACGCCACAAGAAAAAGCGCATTTAGTTTTTTTACTATCTC